AGTTAAAATGCTTGTTTCCAATTATCTTTATTATACCCTGGAAGAAAGGAAACTGCCGCACTAAAATGCGGACGCCTTATATCCCCGCCCTAAAGGACGGGGTTTTACGGCGCATTTGATAAGTCCCATTTCCATCAGTTAAACCCTTTTAAATTGAGCCATCGTCGAGGCTGAGTCAGCCTGATCTTTAGTTGTATTCCAATACGTCCACAAAATCTTCTCGTTTTGAATCACAAATCGCTCAAGCTCAGAAATATCCCGTAAATCACCGCCAGCAAGTCATCAGATTTTTCATGATACCTTTTTCATTTTTGCTGATTTATGAATTTCCTCTGGGGATTCTAAATTAGCAAACCCAAATTCAAGGAGTTGTCTAATGAGCTCCTGTTTAGGTAGCTTGTAGAGTTTTGCGTACGTCTGGATTTGTACAAACATTTTTTCAGTCATACGCAATTGATACATTCGCGTTTTTCGATCCTCATTTTTGGGTTTAAAAACCATATCATCCTTCTTTCACATACTATGCCACCAAGGCATAAAACTGGCTTAATCTACTAAATAACTCTTCTAATTGCAACTGATTTATATACTAAGACCATATACTAAAACCGTTCATTTGATTTCTCCCGAGCTAATTTCTCCTTTTGTCTGAGTGCAGATTCTGCTGCCACTTTTCTGAAATGAGTCATCTTTGAGTCATACTTTTGCTCATCCCAGGTTTTTGGAAAAGACTTGTTAAACTTATCCACTGTATCATCCCAGGCAGGCATCTCACCAATGGAGGCACTAGCGATGTGGGACACGGCATGAATCATCTGTCCTGTCGTCGTATCAATCGCACCGATGTGCTGCTCGCACCTGACTTCGTGTGAGAACAAATGTTCAATCACTTGGCACCGCTCATTGGCCGTGATCACAGCTCCGACTGAGTACATCTTGCCGTAAATGGCGTACTTTTCCTCGTCATCAAACCGATCCACATCTTCCCTGTGAATGAGGTCTTGCTCGGCCTTCACAGCCTCAAAAGCTCTGGCGCGATCCACGACGAAAAACTTATTTGACTCAACTAACGAGGTTTCAAGTCTCACATAAGAGTCTGAATCCAAGCTATTTGGGTCAATAAAAACCCTGTGCGCTGGGTCAGTCCACTTCGTTCTTTGCATAGGAGCTGATGAACAAGCAGTAGACCCGAGGGTTAAGATGACAGTCATTAAAACCAATTTTTTCATTTCATTCATTTTTTTCATAAATCCTCCACCTACAATCAGTATAGCGAGAGTCTTTACGTTTTGTAATTGTGTCTGATTAGACACCCTCTTTCCACATTCCGTAGTTTTGATAATACTCCATTAAGCGACGAGCCTCAGCTTTCGTGTAGCGACGCACACTTGAGATTCCATATCTTTCGTAGAATTGATCTCTACTGATTTTGTTGTCACGGATGAATTGATCAACGACAGATGTGCTTGCTTTTCCAACTATTATTGAGAAATAAACCCTTTTTGAGATGTTTGCTAAGTTCAGGCAATAACCCCGATACTCGACCCAAGCCAGAGTTTCAAAATTCCCTTTTGAAAAGCCTTGGCAGAGAGTCCAGCGAGGAAACCGGATTTGAAATTGAGCTGGGTTTCGGAAATGAGGTCGCTCTACCGAGCGGGGCATTTTCGCCATTTTTGCGTCAGGAAACTTCTTTTTAAATTGCTCTGAGTTCAAAAATAAAACAGCCATACTCTTTTTATAACAAATTGTAGTGTGCTTTAAAATTGTGTCTCAATTGACACATTCCTAGCCGTGCGTTTTGTCTAGGCTAGTAGCAATACCACGAGAGAGAGTCAGGTGAGGTCATGATATGAAATATTATTGTTAATTAATTTAATTAAGCTGCAAGATATTGAGCATCCAAATGCAGAGGCTTAGAAGGCTTGTTTGGCAAAACCTCTAACTCACCATACAGTTTTTTGAATTCCTGTGCTTTTGCGGTGAGCCTTGCTAAAACAAACAACCTAATATCTTTCTCAGTGGCCCAGTTCATGGCCGTTGCCTCGTTTTTCATCTTCTCCCATTTGAGTACGGCAACATGGCTCACGCAAAACCGACTAGAAAACTCTTGCAGAGTCATCTCAAAATGATTGCGAATAAAACTAATTTCAGCTCCCGTTAAGCGGGATTCCTTATGGGCTAAGGCTCTGAGAACTACTAAAGCAAGATCGTTCAAGTTTAACTGAGGCGTCCACACTTTACGAACTTTCACCATCGGTACGTTAAGTAAAAAAATGGGAAATCCAAACCCCGTATCAATGAACTCCTTTTGAATTTTAGTCTCCATACAGGCTCCCTAAATCTATCGCAGTGATAATCAACATTCCCAACTCATCAAAGGAAACAATCACCCTGAGCTCACGTCGGTCCACCGTCTTACCTCTGACAGAATAGTTCCATGAATGATACGCTTCATCGAATTTGTCCTTGCGCTTTTCATGATGGCCATTCTTCAATACATACAATACTTCTGGACGGCTGATTTGACGCTCATTTTGCCGATCAAAAGCGTGACGGGTGTCTAAATAGGTCCCACGCTCAATGCAAAGACCAATCTGAAACATCAAGTTGGAAATCTTTGCTGAACGATTCACCTTTTATTTGTAACTCAGTTACATTAGAATGTCAAGTTTTACTTAATGACGTTCAGCTTGGCGATTTTCCGGTAGTGTGGGCCTGTTGCTCCATCCTCATAAAGCTCATTAAAGTGAGCCACGAGCTGCTCTAGTTCAAGGCGAAACTGAGCCTGAAAGTGAAGTCGTCCTAGAAAGTGTATCCCTAGATCCCCTGTGTGATGCGAGTGACACAGCGGGATGACTGTGCGATCAGAACCCCCTGCTCCCTTGCTCTTGACATGATGAGCATGGACAGGCCAGTTCCCACAAACAACACACGCATAGCCATGAATCCATTTCACATACTCAGGGTCAAGCTTCCGAGTGGGTTTCTTATTTTTTCTATCTTTTCTCTGAGGCTTTGGAAAAGCGATCATACACCCCCCCCTAGTTCATCATGAAAACAGGCGGAGTGAGCCACTGAGGTTTATCCTCATGCTCCCCAAGCCACATCACCGGATGATTGGCTAACTCCTCATCATCCCCATGAGTCAAACGATAAACTGAGAAGCGATCCCCCACATTTAAAGCCGCCTCACACATCTGAGAGACTAAAACAAGATGCTCTTGCTGAGGGTCTCCCTTGGGCACGAGGCAAATGAACTCCCAGCAACTCTCATGATAAGCCTTAGGCTCTACCACGACTCGGTAGCCCATCACCTCTCTCGGCTCTATATAGCCCCATGCCGGGACCACAGGTATACCCACACGTTGAGTATGTCAGAAATGATTGAGAACTGAAGAGACAGTTAATAATTTTTCAAAGAATTTTGTCTACATTTTGTAATGCGTTAAGCTAATTTTTTTTCTAAACGTTCAACCCGCTCCGTCTATGGTGTCGTCCTGGACTGCTCCTGTACGGGCTCCTCTGCTTCGCATCCGTCGCCCTGTGGCCGCCGCAGAAATCATGACTAGCGGCTTACGCTACTTCGTAGCTGTTTGTAATTCCCTGGTGATTTTGTGGCTCGTGTTTAAATCCCATTTCTTTCCCATGAATTAAAGTGTACGGTCAATTTTACAATTGAGCGGCGGCGACCGGGGTTTTGGGTAACTGCGATTAACACAAAATGGTCGCCGCTTAATTAAACTTCGATACGCGCCTCAGCTATTTTAAAGTATTCAAGGTCTTTTTCTACCCGCATTGTTTTTAGGATGTCTAAGCAATCACCGAGATGAAGTTTCATGATTGAATCACCTCATTCTCAACAGTTTTCAACACCATTTTCAAACGCCCAGGCAATGATGCTCTTCACACAATGGGAGCGGTTATCGAACTCACCGGATTGCTTTAGAGTGTCGATTCGACTCAAAATAGACTTCTCAATCCGAGTGTAAATCACCTCGTCTCGTTCACCCTCGGATCTTTTTTGCCGCTTGGGTTTTTCTGTTTTAGTGAGTTGAGTTAAACCATTTTTCAGAGACCAGGAGATGAGAGAGCGAATGGCTTGGGAGCGGTTTTTAAACCCTTTTTTCTCATTGAGCACGTCGATTCGAGATAAGGTCTCCCGATCCATTCTTGCGTAAACAAACCCATCTTTATTGTCTTCGTTGACTAACGGTGTCTTATCCATTTTTCCCCTCAAATTATGGGTGAAGCGATTTTAAGTTGTCGGAGCCGACTAACCCAGATTTTTGAATCCGAACTTGGGTGAGAAAGTTTTTGTACTCGCGAATGATCTTAGAATCCTGGTTACTCTCGATTCGGTAGATGAGGAACTCGCTCAAATCCACCTGAGACTCAACATCCGTCGTGAAATAAGGGTCTGGATGAAACTGATATCCAATTCTCCCCTCTTTAGGCATCTCAAACACCCGCACGCACCAACGCAAAACCACTTGATTGGGGTTTTTATCGACAACCTCACCCAATAAAAATAAATTCGTTCCCTTCACCATTCCAACAAAAAGATTCATCTCTTCCATTTCTCAGCTCCCTATTGCATTCCTGTAATACTCAACCGTTTTCTCCAGATCCCTCATGAAACACTCCTCCTCATACTGAGGCACCCCCCAACGATCCGTCTCCTCGGTCCTACCCAACGCATACCGAGCATCATGTCCAGCGCGGTCCCGAACATGATGAATTAAGCTGGAGGGTTTTCTCAACAAGCCCAAGATCGTCCGCGCCAAAAGCTCATTGTGAATCTCCTTCGTCCCGGTGATGTGAAGCAGCGTGCCTGGGGGAATGTAATTGCTCGTGGCCACGATATTTAAGAACTCACACACATGATCAACCGATACCCACTGCCTCGTTTGCATTCCGTTGCCGTAAATCGGAATGGGTTGATCTTGAAGCGCGTTCTTACAAATCATCGGAATGAACTTTTCTTCAGATTGATGGGGACCAAAAATATTCACGCACCGAGTGGTGATGATCGACAAGTCATGCGTCTTTAAGAAGGCTTGAGCCAAAAGCTCCTGAGCTCCTTTAGTAGCTGAATAAACCGAGCCCGTGCGAAAGCGGTACTCCTCCTTAAGATCTCCCTCAGGAAGACAAGCACCCACTTCATCGGTTGAAAATAAAACGATTTTAAGATTCTTATGCTCTTTGGCAGCTTCAAAAAGTTCAAGGGTGCCTAAGACATTATTCTCAACGAAGACACGAGGGCCTTCAATCGAGCGATCCACATGACTCTCTGAGGCCAAGTGAATGACACAATCCACATCTTCTAAAAGTTTTGAGAGATTGATTTCAAATGAACCCAGTCGATAGGGTGTATGGCTTGCGTCTAAACCTAAGGACAACCTCTGATCCAGCGTGCTGACGCGGATTTGATTCTCACGCAAATAAGGAACGAGGTTTTGACCAACAAATCCCGCACTGCCCGTAACCAATAGATGCAAGACGGCTCCTTACATTACAGATTGTCTCGCAGGTTGCACAATGCAGTACACTTTGTTTGATTGCAATGTTTTTCGGCAATGTTTTTAGGAAACTTTTTCAAATGCCGAAAATATACAGGGTGGATTGACTCCCGTTACTCAGAGAACGAACCTTCATGCCTTGCTTATTGAGGCTTCGAAAGATCACTGGGTAATTTGGTAAACAAATCCCAGAGGCGAGATTTGAAGCGTTCGGAGGCGTGATGGCTGCCGTGCTGTAGAGTTCTGGGAACTGAAAGGCAATGGGGTTTGCTCCCACATTATAAATGAAAAGCTCCTTCAGAGGCGCTCCGAAATTCAAGATGTTATTCTCAAAACTATCGGTTGTGACGATCTGTCCTGAGAAGAAGGTGTAAGTGGCGTAAGCCGCATAAGAATGAATCTGGTTTCTGTCCAACTGATATGGTCCGCTCGGATTTACGCTAATCGCCATTTTTGCCTCATCACTGAATTACGGGTTTCAGGAAAATCATCCTCGTAGGGATTAACCTTCCATCAAAAGCTTTTTACTCTCAGACAGACCCTTGGATTGGTCAATGACCCGCTTAAGAGCATCACTCGTGACTTCATTCACAGTTTTACCTTGTTTTTTAGCGATGTCGAGCAGTTCCTCATACGTTTCACGCTCCACACCCATCACGAAAAGATCATTTAATTTCAGTTCTTGCATAAACACTCCTAAAACAATTTAAACGCATTGAGCACAGATTGAGGACTTATTTGAACCGTCTGTCCTTGCGTATCGGTGGTGATCGTATCACCGGCTCCTAAGTTATAACCAGATGAATCTCCTGGCTTTGCGTCCTTATGTTTCCAGGAGACCTCCACGTTCGATTGCGAAACAAATCCCCAAGACTGGCCGACTTGAATCGTCTCAGCAAACTCAAGCGAGACGACTGCAATTCTCGGTGCTCCATTGTTAAAAAAAGCCTCATACTCGACATTACAACTACGAATGAGGCAGGGAATACTATCCGTGTGATACGGACCTACATAGGAAGAAATTCCAGAGCCCGGCAAATAAAGAATCAAACGAGGCGGAGCACTCATGACCTGTCCTTTAGGATAGTCTGGATAGGTTTTTGATCTTAACCACGAAATGGCTGCTGATACATTCACTAGCTCAGGATCCACCTTGGCTCCCAAGAGAGCCGAGCCAATCGCATTGACCGAGTTTTTTAGGATATCGAGAGCTGAATTCACAGTAGATAAACCATTACCTACTGTCGTGACATGGGTATAGTCCGTCGCAAAAATAGCAGAAAAAGAAATGATCCGCTCACTGCCGTGAGTCCACTGATAAATCGGGTGAGATCCTCCGATCACATCCTTGGTTGAATAACTCACGCCACGAGAATCAGAGATCGTCTCAGGATAGTATTGAAACGCACGCACGGAGGAGGTATCGACCGTCCCGTCATCAAAAAGTTCTGCTAAATAAGCTTTAGCCCTCGTTTTTGAGTCCGTGACTTGAGCGATGCTATTGAGTAGGCCCACGCGGTTTTTTTCCTTGATCCGAGTTTTCTGAAATCACTTTGTCAATCCCATCCGAGGCATCATCCCAGTTTTTTGAGTCATTCTGATTCACGACCTGGTTTTGAGCCTGATCTGCATTCGCTTGAGCATCGCTTGCATTCTGATCAATTTCAATTTGTTTCTTTTTGAGCCAAAACTGAAAATACAAAAGTAAGGCACTGACTACAAAAATCATCACATAACCAACGATCCCTAAGTGGGCAGCCTGGATGATGGCTTGAAAACCCTGGAAAAGAAGAGTGGAATATTGATCCGTCATTGCTGGCATTGCCAACTCCCCCCGGCAGCAAATTCACACAACACCGAGCGTCCCTTCACCGTGAAAGCATTTAATCGGTGGGGCTGAGTGGGGTCAAATTTTTTAATCTGAAGGGTATCAGTAAATTGATAATGACCATCAAACCCTAGAACTGAAACTGAGGTGGGTGCGTTGATTTTTAATTTCCTACCCTCAAGTGAGATCGCTGGATACGAAAGAGGCGTGAAGGCCGGATCATAGGAGGCTACTAACTCGTTAATCAGAAGATTTTTATAAACCGGGGAAATCACAACCCCCTCTAATACGCAAGTGGTTTTATCAGGAATATGGACGAGTGATGCAAGCTCTAAATGAAGTATTCCCTTCTCATCTAACTCCACACTCTCATCAAACGACACCCCGCAGCCGGTGAGCACGGCTCTGACCTTCCCACTTCCTCCCACATGATAAGAGAGAGTATGGGAGAAGTTTCCGCTCACCTTATGGGTGGATCCCACCCAAGACTCCCCGGGTTGAATCACGCGAATGGCAAAAGTCCCTCGAAATCCAAAGACCTCAATTGGGGTTTTCGCTTGCTGAGGAAAATGAGGAGAGACAGTGACGGTGATCAGGCAGTTACGAGATGCAGGCCCAGAAAGAGGAACCCTGACTTGAGCAAACTCCGTGTACGCTTGAGATACCCCAAGCTCACAATCCTCGGAATCCATCCTCATCTCCCCTGAGCCCACTCCCTGCGCGAGCAAATGAAGCGAGGAGAGATCGGTTCCCGCTGGCACTGCAATTAGACCCAGACCGTGGTAGTTCTTACTCTCTAAAGTAAACTCAACCGAGGGGTATCCGGAGCCTAGGGATGGCATCGACTGATCAGGCCGCAAGGCACCCAAACAGCCTGCCAAAAAAATAAGAGCTAAAATGACGAATTTTTTCATGTTCATTTTTCTCAAAATTGCCTATACCTGCATCACTCACATTGATCGGTCCTACTCACTCTCTCTGATCAATTGTCTCCTCAAAGGGGACCCATCTTCACTTCGAGATTCATTGACGACTCAGCCGAAAGCCGAAGATGGGTTCTCTCTCTCTCTTAAAAAATCACTGTTTTCTTTGAATGACTGAGAATGTCATGAGGGCGTTAATGAAATCACCCACCACAGGCGTGGCCTCAAGCTTGGCAATAAACCCCTCAGCCTTGGGCGATGGAATCACCTGAACATAGGTCGTTGCTAATACAACGAGTGATCCCAGAACGACAAGCACTGCATGAGCTAACGGATTCAAAGAGTTAATCCAATTCAATACTAAAACCGACATCATCCCCTCCCTCTGTATTCGATTGAATACATGATCCATGAGACTCTATTTTTTAAACAAAAACAAGCTGCAAAAAATAAACATTTATTCAAATAAAGATAAAATTAAGCCTTTGAAACCAAGGTGGTAACTTGCAATGGCACTTGCTGCAAGGATTAAGATCTTCATGACGAGTCTAAATTTCTCAGTCCCAATCCAAGTAAAGAAGCGGGAGAAGGCGCTTGATTTATGTCTCTTTTTTAATAAAAGGATTTCATCCTCAACGGCTCCGACCTTGTTCTCAAGCAAGTTCGTGCGTTTGATGTGCTCCTCTAAGGACACCGTGTTTCTCACCAGGGTTTCATTGTAGTCGTCAAATCGTTTATCCATTTTGTCGATCTTCAGATGTAATTGATCAGCGTTTTTATCAAAGCGTTTCAACTCAGCTAAAACGTGATTAGACCACTCTCTCCACTCCCCGTTAGCCATGACTCAATCTCCCTCTCTTCTATGGAGTTCATCCTAACAGGATTTAAAGAATTTATTAAACGATGAGATTAAAAATAAAAAAATTATTAAGGAAACAGGCGGTCCACTACATTTAACATGCCCAAAAATTGCACAATGTTAATGATCGCTCCTGCGTGAAGCTCAATCTCAAAGGATTGATTCTCACCCACGTTTAAAAGAGAGGTATCCCCATCGGGAATGAAAATCTTAATCTTCCCGGCAAAAGGAGAGGTGATCGTCACTCTCCCACTGGTCAAAGTCTCAACCACAGTCGTTCCATCTGCGTTCGGAAAGATCGCCTTAATCTCAGTCGTGCCCGATAGATCAAAGGGCTGAGGATCATTACCTCCGCAGGTATAATTAATCAAAACCGAAAAGGTTCGGTCAGACCCTCGAATGATTGTAATTGGAAGCGTTGCCATAACTACCCCTTGCCCCTATTAAGTTAAAGGCGGTCCTGAAAGAACCTCATCGTTCATCAGAGTACCCACTAATTCAGCACCACTGACGACCTCAGAATAAATTTGAGACACATTCGGAGACGAAATCACATCAATCACTTCTTGAGAGGGAGAATAAATTACGGAAGGAACGGTGTGAGCGGCATCCTCATACACTGAGTAAATCACAGATAATTTCTGATCCGTGATTCTTGCAGCGTAGTTGTTGTTATTCACATAATAGCCCTCAGCAACCCAACTCAGAGTGAAAGGGCTCCCGTAAACCGGCTGATTATTCTGGTCAAACACCTCAGCCTTCGGGTAAAGGTTCGTCTCTCCGCCGGTTAAAAAAACACTGAGAAAAACTGAGTCCCCAATACTGACTGTGCTCACTTGAACTCCTTGCTTTTCTTGATCTGAAATCAGTTTTTAAGTCCATCTCGCCTCAATTGCGTTACTGGAGATGTAACGTAATTTATTTCGCTGAATGGAATAAAAGGGCCAGGCATTTTTAGTCCCTGGCCCTTTCTGTTTACTGCTCAACTAAAGCATACTCATTACAATCAAACTGTATGAGTATGTGTGCTGTAAGGAGCTTGCACATAGCCAGGTGCCACAACCTCAACTTGCTGCATCATTCCCATATCTTGATCGTCAAGTAAATGACAGTGCATGAGGAATAAACCAGTATAGTCTTCAAACTTGGTTCTCATTCTCACCTGTCCTCGTTGACCTTCAACTGCTTCAGTTGCATCACCTACTAAAACCCCGGCTGGAATTGTGGTGGTGTCTTCATACCCTTGGAATGCAATTTGCATTTCACGTTCAAAGGTATAAGCACCTTCACCGCTCATGGGAGGATTAGGCATTGCGTTTGCGCCGAACAACCCGTCACGGTAACCCATGATTTGGTATGGATTCACGTGAATATGAAACTGATGAATGACATCTGATTTATTTTCCATCAACAACTCTTCACAGGTGCCTAAATAAGCAACCGTGCGGTTAAAATCATTGTAAGGAGATTCATTCATCCAGGTCGATCCGCTTCCCATCCCAGCCACACCGCGACCATGAATAGCGAAACTCATGACTCGGCGTCTCACAATCTTATCTGCCAAAGCTTCTACAGGAAGCGCAATATTTCTGTAGTAGTAGTGGTCAGTTAGGATCTCAACGATTTGCTGATCCTGGTTGTTCGTGGAGGAGTTGTTCAGCGTGGTCAATTTGAATAGGTCATATTCAAACGACACGGTTCCTTCGGCAGGAAGTGTAGCCGATGAGCCTTCAGGGACTGCGATTTTAAAAGTCGCAGCGTCTGTGTTCAGCTCACTGATGACGAAATCCGTTCCACTGATGGCAACTCTTGCACCGACTGCAAGATGATGAGGCTCATCATTTGGCATGACCAGCGTTCCATCTGCGGCAAGAGATGCACCTTCCACTGTGGCCACAATCGGAGTTGAGCCAAGCAACGTCTGTAACTCTGCGACTGAAGAGATATAGCTCTTCGTTGCAAAATCAACTTGTGGCAAGGCTGCGCCGTCTGTAGCAGGAGCGGGGAGCAGGCTCTCTAGTTTTGAAACGTGATTCGATGCGCTGTTTGCGAGAGTCTCGCCGTAAGCAATCGATGCGATCTTAACTGGTGCATCGATGTTATCGAAGGTTTCAGTTTCAGTGATCGGCAACGTGTAAATCGGATACTCGCCCGAGACTTCAACGCCCACTTTTGGAACGACGAAGAATTCAAAACGCTGACCTGGGTTACAGATGATGTAACTCAAGCGAACGCCCGCTGGGTAGTAAACGAAGTCAGGGTCAATCACGGTGTCAGAGAAGCCTTGCGGAATGACTGGCACTCCGTCGCGGCCCACGATCACCAGGTCATGATCTTTGACTGCGATTCTGTGGAAAGTAATGCCCGATGCGTTGAGCATGGAAAATACTTTCAATTCCCCTGCTTTCACCGAGTAAACGGGTTGTTTCTGACCGTTCACTGAGTGAATAAACTTCACATCCACTGGGGTACAGCTTGGGGTTGCCATGCTGAAATTTCCGTGGACGTGAGGAGCATTTCCTTCAAGAGCAGCGCAAGAGCAAATACACTTAGGATCTAAGTTGTCCTTGTAATATGGGCTCAAGTCAAGCGCGTCTACTGGAGTGACTTTCTGTCCGTCTTCCGCTGGCGTTGCATTTGGATCATAGACATCCAAAGGCAGGTTAGACACATAGTCTACCCAATTGAGCTCGTCGTGACCATTGAGGTTATCGCCCCATTGCATGCGTTGCAAGATCATGAACTCACGATCCACACCCGCTGCGTTGAGTCTTTGCTGATAGGGGCCTTCAATTAAAATCGGGCCCGCTGCGCCTCGGGAGATCATGTTCATCGAACCGCCGTGGCCATGTGGATGGTACCAGTAGAGCCCGCCGAAGTGATTCGCTGGCACTTCATAGTAGTAACGAAGCTTCGAGCCTGGTTTAACCGTTCTCATGACGTTATCGCCAAAGCCGTCTGGACGTGCGTGAACACCGTGCCAATGCAGGTTAGTCTGTCCGCGTTGCATGATATGCTGCATCCAAATGGTCGCGGTATCCAGCGCCATTGGATTTGAGTTCAGTGGGTAAGCGCGATCATCGAGATGCATGTGCACCATCTCATGCCGTTGCATCACGCCATCGGACCAAGGTTCGATTTCACCGAGATCGTCCATGTTATTTTGGAATTCAACGGCAAGAGCATCGCCTGGGCGAACTTTCAAAACAGGGCCGCAGATCGTGCCGTTAAAATTAGCCGAGCGCTTCATGATGCGACCGAGCGCGAAAGCGTCATCCGTGTTCAGATCAAGCTTCACATTCAAAAGGCCGTCTTCAGACTCATAAAGAGCCCAAGCCTGTTTACCCAAATTCACACTTGGGTCAACGAGAGCTGGTTTTTTAACAGGCTCACCCTTACGCTCAATGTAAGGATTCGCTGCTTCTGCAAGTCCTTCGCCCTTGTCGGTTGAAGTAAGAGCAAACTTTCCTTTTTCAATCCATTGCCCATCGAGACGGCGATACTCAACTACGAGCTCCCCATTTGCGTTTGTTCCCAGTCTCCAAGAATCGTGCTCGCCTGAGCCTAGATAGAGCTTACCGGATTTAACACGGTTTCCGACTCGTACCTTTTGTTCAGAAAGAGCGGTCTTGTTATCAATCTTAATTTCTGTCTCACAAGAAAGATTAATATTATCAGAAGTATTCCATGCGTTGTTCGCATAGTCATAGAGCCAAAAATGGTCTCTAAAGCCTTTGAGCACAATACCGCCGAAAGACGCATCCAAATCACCTACGGTTGCTGGGTCGGCAGAGCCATTCAACACCAAACGCTTAGAATCCAAGATCTGAGCGCGGTGGGTTTCGGGACCGACGAATGGTGCGGCTGGGTCCCCAATGAGAAGAGGTCGGCACTCGGTAAAGTTACCAGCAGCTAGACCATCGTGATCTAAGTCGTTCCAGGCGGTGACACCGTCACCGATCTTAAATTGATGAGTATCGGTTTCAACACCGATTTCTCCAGTTGCAAGTACTGGGTTCTGAGCAACCCAATCAGCAGCAGGACCGCGTTTCATTTGAATTTGCATAATGTTCCCTCGTTAAAATAGATCGAAAAAAGTTAATCCTCAGGGGGGGCGTCAATCTAATCGCCCCCCCTGAGGCTTTAAGTTGGAACTAAACAGTGCCGCCGTCTAAAGTCACCTGAGAGATGTAAGCACCGCGAACGTGAATCACATCACCGGCTACGAGTTGTTCTTGACCCGAAACCACTAATGATCCAATGAACGTCACGCGAGTGACACCACCGATGACTGCCAGCGTGTAATCATCACCTTCATAAAGAGCAAGGCGATCGACATGGAGCTGAAGGGAATCAGATCCATAAGCGTGAGCGAGATCAATATAACCATTGGAAATATCGGTCGCACTCAACTCAACACGCTGTTGAGCGAAGTTGTAATAAGCAGCTTCCAGTGCCGTGACGCGGGCATCCAATGCTGCTTCCACACCCTGAGCTCGTGAGGTCTCCGTGGTGATATCTCCGAGGAGGACCCCTTCTGCTGCCATGGCTCGTGAAGTTTCAACCACCAGCGCACTGGAGATAGAAGCTTCTTGAGCTTGAGCGCGGCTCACTTCTGCTGCAAGAGCGGAAGCAATGCTGCCTTCAGCGGCCAGAGCTCGTGAGGTCTCTGCATCCGTGTAAGCCTGATCAGCAGCCTGTACGGAGGCTTCAGCAGCAAGAGCTCGTGAGGTCTCAACTGCGAGAGCGGAAGCAATACTGCCTTCAGCGGCCAGAGCTCGTGAGGTCTCTGCATCGGTGTAAGCTTGTGCTGCACCGGCAACCGAGAGCTCAGCGGCTTGTGCGCGGCTGACTTCTGAGAGCAAGTCCGATTGAAGCTGAGATTCAACTCCCATCGCTCGTGAGGTCTCTGCATCCGTGTAAGCTTGCGCTGCACCGGAAAGCGAGAGCTCAGCGGCTTGTGCGCGACTGACTTCTGAGAGCAAGTCCGATTGAAGCTGAGATTCAACTCCCATCGCTCGTGAAGCCTCTGCACTGATTGCAGCTTGAGCAGCGTTGCCAACCGAGAGTTCTGCGGCTTGAGCGCGACTGACTTCTGAGAGCAAGTCTGATTGAAGCTGAGATTCAACTCCCATCGCTCGTGAGGTCTCTGCATCCGTGTAAGCTTGCGCTGCACCGGAAATCGAGAGCTCAGCGGCTTGTGCGCGACTGACTTCTACTGCGAGAGATGAACCCAGGCTCGCTTCAGCGGCAAGAGCTCGTGAAGTCTCTGCATCGGTATAAGCCTGATCAGCAGCCTGTACGGAGGCTTCAGCAGCTTGTGCGCGACTGACTTCTGCTGCTAATGAAGCCGAGAGGCTTCCTTCAGAAGCCATCGCACGACTGATCTCGCTGGCTAAGCCTGATTCAGCGGAAGACATCCGGCCCAAGAACGCAGGGTCCAAATCAATCACGAAGCCTGTATCAACAGAGCCTGTGACTAAGATGTCGTTTGCGGTTCCTGAAACGGATGAATCCACATGAGCGATCACATCCCACTGACCCAAGGTGTTAAATACCAAGCCGTCACTGGTGTTAGCCTGGAAAGGAGTTCCAGATGGACCTGCAATGAACCAACCACTGGTGATGACCTTGTAGTAATCCCCAATGTTTGGAGAAAATACGGACAAATCAAAAGGAGCGACTTCAGTGCCGCCTGCGACCGTAGCCTTATAGTTAAAGACATGTCCCAAGGCTGCAATCTGGGTGGTCAAAGAAGCAGCGAGGCTTGCTTCGGCTGCAGATGCGCGACTCACTTCTGCAAGCAAATCCCCTGCAATCAACCCCTCAGCGGCAAGAGCTCTTGAAGTCTCTGCATCGGTGTAAGCCTGAGCTGCACCGGCAATTGAGAGTTCTTGAGCTTGTGCGCGACTGACTTCTGCTGCAAGAGCGGAAGCAATGCTACCTTCAGCAGCAAGAGCTCGTGAAGTCTCAGCATCGGTGTACGCTTGTGCTGCACCAGCTAAGGACAATTCAGCGGCCTGAGCTCTTGAAGCCTCAAGCGAAATGGAGTTGCTGAGTGAAAGCTCGGATGCTTGAGCTCGGGATGCCTCAGCATTCACTGCAGCTTGAGCAGCGTTAGCAACAGAAAGTTCTGCTGCTTGAGCGCGGCTGGCTTCGCTTGCAATGGAGTTGCTGAGTGAAAGCTCAGAAGCCTGAGCTCGGGATGCCTCAGCATTCACTGCAGCTTGAGCAGCGTTAGCAACAGAAAGTTCTGCTGACTGAGCGCGTGAAGTCTCAACAGCGAGAGCATCGCTTAAAGAGACTTCAGCAGCAAGAGCTCGTGAGGTCTCAACTGCGAGAGCACCAGCAAGGGATTGTTCAGCTCCTTGAGCGCGGTTTGATTCTGAGAGGAGATCTGCAGCAATGGAGCTCTCTGAAGCCATGGCACGCGATTGCTCAGCGGCGATTGCATCAGAAAGGGATTGCTCAGAAGCCAGAGCTCGTGAAGTCTCACTTGCTAAAGATGAAGCAAGGCTTGCTTCAGCAGCTTCAGCTCTTGAGATCTCGCTGTCCAAACCGGATTCAACGGTAGACATCCGGCCTAAGAATGCAGGATCCAAATCAATCACAAATCCCGTATCAACAGAGCCTGTGACTAAAATGTCGTTTGCAGTTCCTGCAACGACTGTATCCACATGCGCGATGACATCCCATCCGCCTACGGTGTTCTTAACGATCCCATCAGCCAGTTGAACGAAGAAAGGCTGACCTGAACCGACTTTAAAATAACCAGCGTTCGTGCCTACTTTGTAATAATTCCCAGCAGTGGCAGTTGGAGCGAATACGCTCAAATCAACGGCAGAAGCAGCATCGACACCAGGAACTGCTTCACCGATGTAGGAGAACACAGAGCCTAAGTTAGAGATCTGGCTTCCAATCGCAGCAGCCAAGCTTGCTTCTGAGGCCATGGCGCGTGATTGCTCAGCGGCAATCGCATCGCTTAAACTGCCTTCAGCCGCAACAGCTCGTGATGCCTCTGAGGAGAGCTGACCCAAATTCACAGCGTCAGTTGCAGCAACACCGTTGCCTACATGGGTGACAACGTTTCCTAAGAAATCAACCTGATTACTGCCGTTGACTTCTAAGATATCAACTTGAGTGATCCCATCGGATTGAAGAGCACGCAAAGCCTCTGCATTTTGAAGCAGGACTTTACTGCCATCGACCTGATCGGGTCCTATAAATTTTTTCTTGATCCTAAAATCCGACATGATTTCTTACCCCTTGTCTGTAATTCCTTAACCATTAAGGAAAGTTGATAAACGCGTTTACGAACCCGAAAAGTTTAGCCACACGTCTGCAAACGTCGGTAAAAACCGATAAATAATTAACAAACAGTGTATAAACGGGGATTAAACGGTTAAAAACGTGGGGCTCTTACTCAACAAAAAACATAACTTGCCTAAGAAACGTAAAAGATTCTTATATTGTCAGTTGGATCTAAAACATTGTCAAGACCCAGTCCAGACCAATTTAACTGGTTTCCGATCACCACATAATCTTGACCATAAACTGCGGGTCCACCTCCTGAAAGAACATCGACTAACACGGAGGATGGGTCTGCTGGAGTTCCAGGTAACAAAATGTATTTGTTTGCGATATCCGTACTGCTTAAGGATTGAAGCTGGGAGTATCCCTTTTGAATACAGGAATCCCAGTCCGTGGGGTTGGGTCCAATTTTAATGAACTGAGCTCCACTCGTGTTATTTGAGTTTAGCATCGCAAGCGATCCTAAAGGAGCATCCACCCCTGAAACCCTTGGGTCTGCATCCACCTCAAGGACTGATTTATTATTAACCGTGATTAAACCTAAAATATTAGCCAAGATCTTATTCCTCAACTTTTAATCATTTGTTCGCTCATTTACGCATTTGATTAAACAAATTGTCAAGAGATTCGTCTATCTTCGTTTGTTGATCTTCTCTCTCACTCCAATCAATCTGCAAATCTTTCAAGCTTCTTTTTTGCCTCAAATCATCCCCGGAAGGAAAGATCGGAGTGATCGAAACTAGATGGTTTCCCTCTTTTAAAACCCCAGCATTTTTAATGACCAACCTATCGCCGGGCTGAGAACCCGGTGGGATTCTCACGGTCTTTAACCCCCACATCGTGAGCACTTCGATTTTCCCACCCCTGAGCATCATCTCAAGCGGCACTCCCTCCTCCGAGAAAACATCCTTAGCCTCCACTCGGTACTTCGGGTGACGAGCCGGTAAAACTTGCACATGACATTGCCCAAGCTGGTTCCCACACTTTAGCCCTAAGCCTGGAAAAATCCGCTCAAACCCCCCCGTTGAACCCGCAGGAATATCCACACGAATGCACACACTTTCCACTTCCTTCACGGGAAGAATCTCAAGCGTCTTTTCATGCAATTCCACTCGGTTGTAATTCAAAAAAACCGAATGACCAAAAAATGCTTTCTCAAAACCGACTGCAATTCTCAGTTTAAAGAGAAGGATTTCAGAGAGGTCCTGTTTTTTAAATTCATTCTGATACCCAAGATCCGTGAGCATCTTATAAGCGTGCATGATTTGCTTAAAAACTTCAGGATCTCCCCCCTGATCGGGGTGATGCTCTAAGCATTTCTTTCTCCACGCAAGCTTCAACTCCTCAGGCGTCGTCCTCTCGTTCACCCCTAAGATGGTGAAAAAAGGATTCACACCCGTCCTACAATTCGTTTGAAAGCGTTGATGAATTTCTCAGCCCTCATCTCCTTCGTACAGGGAGGAGATTGCTCAGAACGCGGACAGTTTTGAAAATTCCAAAAATCTAAATTCCAATCACTCTGGCAGAATCGGCAGCCCACCTCAGGCTCCACAGCCAAGGTAATGCAATTGGGCCTGGAGGGAAACCTAAGATCAGGCGATACGTTCGTAAACCCACAAATCACCGGAGCCTTCGTCGTTAGAGCCAAGTGAAGAGGCCCTGAATCTAGTCCCATCACACATCGCGATTGACCCATGATGGTTGCTAACTCCGAGAAGCTCGTTTGATTGATTAAATCAACCCCAAACCCAGGGTAGCTAAACTCAGTCTTAGCTAAGGCAGTCTTCCAGTTCGCCATCGCTCCTGTTCGCCCAACATAAACCGGGGTGAAGCCTAAATCGTGAATGCCCTGTGCGGTTTTTAAAATCTCCTCACCCGGCCACATCCTCGTGTGATCCCGGTAAGTCACGACCATCACCACGGCGCGATTAAAATCAATTCCAAAATGATCGACCGGCACCCGAGGTAACTCCACATACGGCACCTTCTCAATCGGCACCGTTCGAGCTAGTAAACCCACTGAGGCGTAATGAATCAGGTGAAAGCGTGAAGGAGTTAAGATCGAGACGTTTTTAGCCTGGGGTCTTTCCATGTTGAATTTTCGAACGGCATACCCCGCGAGATTTAATCCCTCCTCAAGCGTCACGAAATGAGAGCTGGGCACCTGGGGGAATAACTCCCGAAACTCTCCCATGAGCGCCACTCGGTAATCCTGATTCCTGGGCTCATGAAAGGTTCGAATCGCATAGTGAATGACCGATGAGGCAGCGATCAAATCGCCCACCGCACCGGAGTTAAGGTAGTAGCAAATCTTGTCAGAAAACGGTCTCAGTTGGTCCACGCTGAAACAAGTGACCATGAAATCGTGCTGATCGCAATCCTCTTACGGTCTGGATTTGATTTTTTTATTCCAAGCCTGGGTTCGGATTAGTAGTTTAACCGAGGCCAAAATCAAAAATCTTAAGCCCGATCTAACCTATCTTACGCTTCGACTTTGCTTCAGCCTTATCAAATACGCCGTAAAACTCGCCCGTTCAGGGGCGATATATAAGGCGTCCGCACGTCAGTGCGGCGTTTGCTGCTGTTCGATGTATTGTTTAATGATCTCTAGGGGAGCGCCCCCACAAGAGCCTGCGAAATAGCTCCCACTCCAGAGAGAATTCATCCAGATGTATTTGTGCAAGGTCTGGAATTGCTGCTTTCGGATGTGTCGGGAAGATACTCCTTTGAGACTATTAACCAGGCTTGAGACGGATACCTTTGGAGGGTAGTTGATGAGGAGGTGGACATGATCTCCTTCTCCGTTGAACCCTTTCAATTCTGACTCAAAGTCGGTGCAAACATCTCGAAATATTGTTTTCATAAAGCTCAGAATCTCTTTAGTGAAGAGTTTCTTTCGGTATTTCGCGACAAATACCAAATGCACGTGTATCATAAAAACACAGTGCCTGCCGTGCCTAATTCCAGGTGTAGTGCGCTTTTTAACGGCCTCTGGGCTATTTCTTGGGCTTTTGATTTTTTTCATTGACTCATGCATAAACCAATGAAAGCATTCATTGCAATGGTTGCTGAGAAACCCAAACGAAAAATGGCTAAGAAAAGGCCAAAAGACCCGAACGTAGCGGTCACTACGCTAAGATACCGGCTCAAAGACAGTTCGAAGATGGGCCGATTAGATCGGCTTGCACGGTCCGTGAATTTTGTTTGGAACTATTGCAATGAAACCTCTTTCAATGCGATCCGAAATCACAGTAAATGGCTATCAGCAATTGATCTGAAAAATCTCACCTCTGGTTCAGCCAAAGAACTCGGGATCAGTAGTGTCACGGTTCAGGCAATCTGTGAAGAATACGCAATCAGGCGAATTCAGTTCAAAAAAAGAAAACTCCGCTGGAGAGGCTCCTCTGGCTCTAAGAAATCCTTAGGCTGGATACCCTTCAAGGCAAACTCAATCCAAGTGAAAGGTGACCGAGTCACCTACCTGGGCCATGAGTTCAGAATCTGGCTTTCAAGGCCGATTGAAGGGCGGATTCTCACGGGCTCATTCTCTCAAGACGCACAGGGACATTGGTATATTAATCTTGCCTGCGAGGTCACAAAGTTAGAGCACAGGCACCAGGTCGAGGAAGTCGGAATCGATGTAGGGCTCAAAACTTCGGCAGTCCTCAGTGACGGGACGGTCATTGAGAATCAATCCCAATATAAGAAGCTTGAAGAGCGGCTGGGGAAGGCTCAAAGAGCCAAGAAAAAGAAACAAGTGAAGAAAATCCACGCCAAGATCAAGAACAAGCGCAGAGATTTTCTTCATAAAGAAACCACTAAGATTGCCAGGAAATACCATACGGTATTCGTGGGTGATGTCAGTGGGAAGTTTGTACAATCCGGGAACGGAAAAAGTTCAACAGACGCTTCAATCGGAGTCATCCGAGATCTTCTGAAATATAAAGCCATGAGGCACTCAGGAAATTGCTTTGAAGTGAATGAGAATTCCTCCACCGTCACTTGCTCTGCCTGTCACAAAAAGACAGGTCCGAGTGGACTCAGTGGCCTTGGAGTAAGAGAATGGGTTTGCAGCGAGTGTCACGCTCAGCACGACCGCGACATCAACGCAGCAAAGAATATTCTCCGATTCGGACGTGAATCGCTAAGAGCGACGAAAGTCGCTTAAGGGAATCCCCGTCCCTTTAGGGCGGGGAGGACGTCAACACCGCGATGCGCCAGCATTCCTGTGGCTTCATCAAGTTTGTACTGTGCACGAAGATCAATTACAAATCGATTAGCCCATTCTCTTCGACTAGCTTCTTTAGGTGCAAAAATCTCGAACCATCGTGCATAGATGCCAACAAAATTTTGCCTGGTAATTGTTATTGACCGAGTGGGATTTTTCCCTGAACCGTATGAATGATGTGCTGAATCATGAATCGCATTTTGCAATGCTGATCTTAATTTTTTTGACGTGTCAAGCATTCACGCACACCACATCGACATAACCACTCCAGCGTGTTGGAACCGCACTCGCATTTTTCACCTGAACCGTGATCGTGCCTGAGCCTAATGTGTATTGAATGTCTAAATTCAGATCCGATTTCGTCGTATCTAAGGATTGCCAGGTGGGACCTTGAATCCTCACCGTGCCCCCCTCGTTATAGAAAAGACCCACTCGTCTGAAGGATGCGCGATTTAATCCATCGGTTTGTCGGGCTGCAACCGTGATTTCTAATCTCAACACACTTTGATCGCTGAGAGTATAAGTCCTCACGGATTGAAATCCGGTGTCTGAGATCAGAGTGGAGAATCGGTCATAATGGACTTTTTCTACTAAGGTGGCCATGGGAGTTAGATTTCCTTATCCCACGGCAGAGCTGATTTGATCTCATTCATCTTCGTTTAACCTACTTAACGGTTGAGCCTTCAATTTCTAAATCACTTCCAATACTTTGCCCACAAATCTTGGCCAATCACGGGAGCCGAATTCAGGGTCAAGCTTGCATTTGAAATCGTGTAATCCACGCCTTGCCTGAGCATCAAGCCATCTAAATACAAATCCAGCGAAGCGAGATCCGATGGCACCCCGGATAAACTAAAAGCCGTGTTCGTCCCATTCACCACCCCTGATGGAACCTCCTGCACCCAGGCACTCGCGTTGCTAGCGAAAAAGCCTCTGCGATCCGAAAGCGCATTGACGGCTAAGGGTAAAATCACGCCTGTTGCATCCGTACTCACGACGAATGAACAGATTTGCATCACGTTATTGGCAACTGAGGGAAGATTCGCATCTAAAGCCGCTTGGGCAAAAGAGGAATAAACACTCCCATAAGTCACTGAAATCTGATCAGAGGAGTTAATCCCCACGACTCCCATCTGATAGGAGCTTGGGGTTCCAGACACACTCGGCACTGAGAAGGATAAATTCCCAGTGAGCTGATGCGCTCCGCTAATCGTTCCGGTTTTAATATTTAAATAGGTGAGCTGATTGTTGGCGGCTCCCCCATTATAAGCACCCGTTGCGGAGCGCGGAAACATCGAAGTCAAATTCGATCTCAGATAGGTATAAATCCGAGCGTTCGTCCCCGAGTTCACCGCCTGAGAAGGAGCAATCGTGATCTGATAATTATTGTTCGGATCTCGGTTGGATGCCAAAAGCTGTTGCCACAAAAAGTTTTGTGTCAAAAGATTATAGGCCGAGGCCGACATGAAGCCTGCTTTTTGCGAGCTCGCAAGCGGAGTTAATCTCGGGTAAGTGGGATCTTGGTACCCGAAATTAGAACCACTCAGGGCTTGAGCCGGGTTGGAAGGCACATCACAATACCCCAAAACAATGTAAGTGGGGTTTTGATCAATCTGTGAGCCATCGACCAATAAGAAGTTAGCTGCCGTGTTTTGATTCACGTTATAATTCACGTCAATCACGATATAAACGCGGTTGCCATCCATTCCCGTGGCATCTAAATGAAACGGCATGGAGCCGGGAGGAAACGACAGGGTCGTTTGCCAGCCTGAGGTGTTTTGATGAACCGCGATTGAAAATCCAACCGACTCATCAAAATTCCCTGAGACGTACCCACCCGTCATTCCAGTGCCAAGACCGCCACTGACAGAGCCCGAAGTGATTTGAATGTCTCGTGTGGATAAACCACCCGGTCCGATGACAAATCCTGAGTAAACCCCCTTCGGAGTGACCCCAAAAGTCTTTGCGTTCAGAGCACTGGAAACGTAGGGCTCTTGCCAGCGCACCTTGAGGTATGAATAATTGATACTCGATGTACTGTAGATTGCCACTGTTTTGCCTTCCGCTTCATTGACCCGATCTTCTCAGCTCAACCAAAAAGCTCGGGGTGAGAGCCTGGTGTGACCCTAAACTCACTAGAAATTGATATTCACCAAATGATTCAAAGTCTTCGTATTGAGCTTGGTTTCACCTGGAAAAGTACCATAAGCCACCATCACGCCCTGGGCATCAAAAATCCCCAGTTCATAAAACACAGGAGGATTGCCTGCCAAGGAGGAGGTGTTTTTTGGACCATCCACTGAAGTGGCGGTATCAGCCACATCACCGTTGCCGTAAGTTAAATCCAAAAAGCATTGAAACTGAATGGTGGATGCTGAGATAAAAAGAATATTTGATGACACAAAGGACTGGCGATACCAGTACACACCGGATGCAGCCGATTGAATGTCGGTGAAAGAGGCATTCGGAGGAAGTGGAGCTTCTTGACCACTGACGCCTTGGGTGTACATGGCGGTTCCAATTTTGAAATACTTACCTGAGGACCAGGAGAACCCACCGCTTGCGCCCCCAAAGGATTGAGCCAGTGCGGCTCGTCCACTATTTGTTAAAACTGCCGAAATTACATTTGCCACAAGTCATTCCTCCAAAATGTTGAAAACCACAAAAACTTTGTTCCCATCTTAAACGCTCATGAGATGTAGCTCAAGCGTAAAGACTCACCTCTGCCCATCACGGGTTAGTTGTGATCGAAATCGTAACATAACCCGAGGAATCTAGCGGCCAAACATCTGCCGCACTTAAATCAAAAGCCCTTAACGCATCTAAAGCCAGATTCGGAGTTTCTCGTATCAATAAACCTGCACTCAGCGGTTGATTGATCTGCCATTTTTGAGTGTTCTCCTGCTCTTTCACCACAGAAACTGAACCATTAAACGGTACATTGATCTTGCTGACGGTTTGAATGGTTCTAAACAAAATGTTTTGTGTTGCTGCAACAGAGGGTCGAGCACTCTCACTGAGTAGAGTCATCACTGGGGTGATTCCAGTCTCAATGACCGAAGCGTTTGATTGCTCAGCGTCTTTGATCAAGCAAGTGATCGAAGCAGTTGCTCCGAGTGTTGCACTTTCTGAGAAAGTCTTGGAAATCGAAATCGACTCACTCGCTGAGAGTTTTGCGCTCTCATTTTGAGTGAGGCTTGGCGTCACTGTCTCTGAGATTGAGAAAATCGCCTTCTCATTGTCTTTCATCAGAGAGCTGATCGAAGCCGTTGCTCCGAGTGTTGAGGCTTCACTGAATGCTTTAGAAATGGAGATCGACTCACTCACGGAGAGTTTTCCACTCTCACTCAACTGATTAAAACCTGGACGCACCGTCTCTGAGATTGAAAAAATCGCCTTCTCAGCGTCTTTCATGAGAGAGCTGATCGAAGCTGTTGCTCCCATTTTTGAGGCTTCAGTGAAGGTTTTTGAAATCGAGATCGACTCGCTCACCGAGAGTTTTCCACTCTCATCAAACTGAGTGAGAGTAGGAGTGACGCTAGTCTCAATGACATAAGAAGTCGATTGCTCCGTATCATCCATTAAAATGGAGACACTTGGGGAGACTTCAACACCCCACACGGTTGCAATCACGACAGAGGCATTCGCTTGACCTTGAGCCGTGAGAACTAGGCTCTCATCCAATTCAATCAGATTCGAGGTCGCTCCTACGGGAACCGGCAGAACAAGATCCACTTCATTCTCTGAAGTCTCAATATCCACCGTGATCAACGAATTGGCATCTATCTCAAAGCCATGACCCGTGGTCATCGTCACGCTCATCACCTGATCGGTTGGGATCAGATCGGCAGGCGTAATATCGAACATCGCGTTCTGATTGGCGTTGATCGTTGAGAATTCGTTGGACTCAAAGTTAGACGTTGCACGAGCATTCACGTTCAAGTGAATCTGAAACACCGAGGGCAATAACTCGTGGTGCAGTCCTACGACATCCAGAATCTTGTAAATGACGAGATCTAAGAGAGCATTATAATCAACGTTCGTTCTTCTTGGTTCGGCAACCTCGAAAATACAACGCAAATAAGAGGATTTAGCATAGCTCTTATCCTCAACCGTGGGAGTGCCTGCATAAGTCCCCGGAGGCAGACTCGTATGAAGCATCTTCACGGCTGAGTCATCAGCGAGCTTTGGCTTGAAATAAAACTTAAACCGATCCGGGATGAGCGGTGCGTAAACCTCATCCATTCGCCAATAATTTTCAATCTGAACGGTAAAGCCAGAGGCTAATCCCCTAACCTCATACCCTGGAATACTTGCCTTAATCTGAAGCCACTGACTGGCATTAGCTAAAAGAGAACGCTGCAAGAACTCGGGATCATTCTTATCAATCCCCAATCCCAACATCTCAGCCCAAAGGCCCAAAATGGATAAAGGCATCGTCTCCGGGTCAAGCAGACCCAGCATCCCCTGCACTTCAATTCTTCGATTGGAGATTTGATGAGCATAGGTCTTAAGCACCATCAAAAGCGGATCAACCGTATTATCCTGCGGTGTCTGTCCGGCTGGAAGACTCAGCGAATCATCGAAATACTCGACAGGAAATGATTGAATGATCAGATCCCGACCTACGTTGGATCTGCCAAACGGACCTCTGCCGAAGGGTGATCTGCCGAAACCAGCCACTGAATTCCCCTTTTAAAAATAGACCTGTGGAAAATTTGCGTAGAACTTAGAGTTTCTACAAAATCCCACCGTCAATAGACCGCTCTGAGCACTGAGCCCACCCGTTGCGACTGAAAACTGCCCAGTCACCTGCCCACTTGAAATGCGAGGAACCGTGACAATAAGTCTCTGCCCCTCTAACACTTGAACTTTCGGTGTTTGCCCATCCGGTCCAAAGGGAATGAAAAGACTAAACCCCACTGACATGAGAGGGATTTCAAAGGAACCACTCCAACTCAAGGTGTTTGAGATTCGATCCCAAGTGACGCCATCCGCAGGGATAATGACATTACACGCAGTGTTCATGAGACCAAAAACGCAGTCATCCTGCTGCTCAAAAAACCCTTGAATGACATCAAAATAAGGGTCGTCATTATCACTCGGATACGACCAACCCAAATAGGTAGTATTAAGCATGATCACCTCGAAGCAACATTAACGATATCTCCGCTCGTCAAAAATCTCTTGGTCACATTCACACTCACCGTTCCATTTTGAATGATCTGCTGCCTTGAGATGATTAAATTCCCTGCACTATCTAAATACTCAATCGGACCATTGATCGTCACGTTAATAAATCGAATATCTCCCGTTGAGCTTGCTGCACGAATGGCGTCCTCAATGTCTGAAACATAAAGACTCACCCCAGCATTTCTTCTCACTAAAAGTCCAAACGGACTGATCGAACTCGTCAACGCATTTAAGCTCTGAGTTTTAATATCACTGGCCACTGCCGTCTGACTAATCCCAATCTCAACCGTCACATCCGCATTCACCACGCGGTAATACCCATCGAGCACATTCACCGTCACGACCGCATCGGAGATCGACTTAATCGCAGATTGCACGTTATCTAAAACCGTCGAACTCGGAGAAATGTAGCGATTATTGGAGTCCGCAGAAAGTAAAATGACTTGAATGTGATTGGAGGAGCTGGTGTCAGAAAGCGTTTGAGAGAGATAATCACTCAAACCTGAGACAGCCGATGAGATCAATTGCGTCCCTGAAACGGCAGATCTCAATAATAAACTCTGACCCGATACGCCCAAAGAATCTAGTCCCATCACTCCTAAAGAGCCCGTTCCACTAACTTGAAGATTCGGTACCCCTGAAACCCCGACCTGAGAGAGTCCTGAAACCCCTGTGACCGACGGTGCAAGCCCACCACTTAAGCGATTGCCTGAGACAAAAATACTTCCCTGAGCGGAGCTTAAAGTCACCGTGTTACCAAACACATCAAAAGCTTTTGAAGTTAAACTCACCTGAGAACCCGAGGCAGCAGCAGTGACTTGTTGACTCACCAAAGTATTCGTCGATTTATTAATGGCAGAGGCGGCATTCTGAGCCGTAATCGCTGAGGACGCTCCGATATTAAATTGTTGAGCACCAGCCCCAGAGCTGACCGCCGTGAAGGCGACCCCGTTGATCGAAAAATTATCATTCCCTGAGACCGATGAACCAAAAGTGATGGTTCCCGTGGCTGGAGTGCCCTGATAAACTCCGACATTTGACAATCCACTAACTCCAAGCGAGCTCACGCCTGCAACCGATAATGCCGATTGTCCAGACACTTCGAGAGAAGCTTGTCCTGAGACTCCCGTTGCAGCCATTGCATTTACCGTCTGAAGCACCACTCCCTGGCCCACGGCAATCAGTGCGAGTTGGTTTTGGATCGTCAGGTCGTTTGAAATTCCACGCACAATCTGAGCGTCTGCGAGAGCCACACCCGGTTGAAGAGTAGCTATCGTGTCGTAATCACTCTTCACGACTGCAGCGTTTTGAGTTCTAAAGAAAGTGGAGGCATACGACCTCACATGCCTAATATCCTCAGGGTCTGATCCCACCGTGGACACAGCATTTGAGAAGGTCATGGGGATGGAAATCCCATGAATTACGAGTTGATTGACGACTGAGCTAATTTGGTTTTGCCCAATGGACCCTGATGAGCCTTTGCCGTACCGAAACACGAGCGCGATTTGAGAGGAGAGAGGCGGAATATTGCCAGCAATCCCATCCCCGAATCTAAGTTTTGCTGGGGATTCTGTGAAAAGAACCTCATACACGTTGGAAGGGGAGTATTTAATCAGATCTTGCCTACTCCACGCATTCCCATCCACTGAGAGGATCATGCCGTCTGAGTAGATGAATTGCCCGGAGGGAATTCCCAGCACATTAAATTGCTGATTAGGTGTGCCGTCTGAGACGAAGCTCAATCGTCTCGTCTGACCTTCTTTAATCGGGATACTCACGCTCGTTTGCCCTGGAGCGATCACAAAATCAAACGCACCACTGTATTGATAAACCGTGTCGCCTGGACCTTGAAAGGCAAATCCCACCGGAATGGTCACGGGAAAAGCATAAGGACCCTTGGATAAAGTAATCGTCAGATCAGTCGTTGCAGGAGCGCCCGGGGAAATGGAATACCCCAGCATTCGAGCAAGCTTGGTGATGGAGGAGTTCAAACGAGCGGTTGAGAGAAAAAGCTCACTCGCACGACGATTGACCATGAACGAGAGCGACATCATCGCAAAGGCAATCTGATCCATCAGAGCATTGCCTAAATCAGTGGCAATCAGATTATTGAATTGCTCGGGGTACTGGGTTTTAAAGAATTGAGTGGCTTCATCCCGGTAAGTCTGAAAATCTTCGGCAATATACTGGACTCGGTTGATTTCGTTTGCAATTGCCATGAATTAAAACCCTTTTTTCCCTATCGTCACATAACCCGTCTGATCCGTAACACCCTGCACAGTGTATGTTACGTTCACCTGAATTTCGCTATTGTTTTCAAGAAAATTTAAAGAACGAACCACCACTTGGGGTAAAAAATTCGCAATCCCAGCCAAAATCTCGCGGCGAATCATGGATTGAAGCGGTGGACCTTGGGTCTCAAAAATTAACTTCTGAAGTGACATCCCCAGCGTCGGACGCATCACGCGAGAGCCCTTGGCCGTTCGAAGAAGCACAGTCAATGCAGAACGAATGACATCCGTCCCCTTTGCTGAAGCAGGAAGACCATTGCCTTCAATTCTAAACGGAAAGCTGATACCAGCCAGAATAGATGCCACGCCACTTACTCCTCTTAAGGTGAAGATTAACCCACACTGGGCATCGCTTCAAGCCGCTTGACATTCTGTTAGGCAATAATGCCCGAAATGCCCGACCCACTCCCCATTCCAGGAATGGGAGGTTGAGAGCCTGAGCCAGAGATCACGAGTGAGCCCGTGGCTTGAGAAAACCCTGACGCGCATCCCGTCCCAATGGCTTGGGCAAAAGCAGGCCAAAGTTTACCGTTAAAACCAGGCGCTGCCGATTGAATGGCCGATCCCCAAGCTGAACCTGAGACGGCAATCGAGCCGGGAGTGATCTGAGCAGTTCCCAAATAAACTAAGGAATGAGTCGATTGAAGGCTGGCCTGAGCAAGCTGCGAGACCAACACACTGCCAATCACCTCACAGCACGGCATCAACTTCGCGCCTCCTCCACCAAAGGCAGAACTCGCTGCGCTATAAATGGCCTGAGCCACCTGATCCGCACTCACGCCCGTTATTCCAGTACCCACTCCAGAGCCGCTTCCAGCCGTTGCTCCCACATCCATCGTCGTGAACGTAAGGCCGGTTAAATAACTGGCTGAACCCCCAGCAATCGCATCACAGAAATCTTGAAGTTTTTGTCCCTGAAAACCCACTGCTCCAAATGCAGAGAAGAGAGCCTGAGACCAAGAGGATTTTACCATTTTTTAACAATCTCCGGCAGAATTCTCCCTCTTTTGGATCAAAAAAACAAGGATTTCGCTCCTACTTGACTCATATTAGATATTATGGCATATTAAATATGCCCTCATGAGACGTATATTTTTTCAGACACAAGGATTTTCTAGGAAAATAGGCTCTGATGATTTTCTGCTTCGTAGAATTGAAGCAGCAATATTAAAAAATCCTGAGGCTGGAGATCTTGTACAAGGAACTGGAGGCGTGCGGAAGCTTAGGATAGAGGACCCAACACGCCAAAAGGGAAAGCGTGGCGGTTTTCGAGTTTTGTATCTGGACCTGCCCACTTATGAAAAGACGTTTCTCATCGTGTTTTACAGCAAAAATGAGGCAGATGATCTATCGCCACAGGCTAAGAAACAGGTGACTCACCTTGTTGCTGAAATTAAGAAAGGAAGTTAGATATGCGTATTGAACAAGAATTAATTGAAGGACTTGAGGAGGTGCTTGAGCACCAACAAGGACGCAGGAAACTTCGCGGTAAAACGAGGGAACTCCCAGATCCTCCTCATCGTTGGAATGCTCGCAAAATTAAGCGCCTTCGCGAAGCCGTACTTCAATTAAGCCAGACCGAGTTTGCGGTATTGCTCAATGTCAAAACTCCTACCGTTCGAGCTTGGGAACAAGGCCACAATGTCCCATCTGGAGCCGCTGCTCGATTGTTGCAGGTCTTTGAAAATGATCAATCATTAGTTCACAAACTCTGCGCCTAGCCTGCCGTCACATCACTCACCCCAGTTGAGGGAGAGCCTGTGATCATATCTACAAACGGGTCACTTGTGGTCGTAAGTACTTTTCCAGATTTTCCGTTAAGTGAAATGGATGCGGCATCCACTGAGCAATCCCCGCCTGCTTGAATTGAGCATTTCCCACTCGCATGAATGGTTGCGTCTGCTCCTGCATTCACCGTACAAGCCCCGCCCGATTGGACGCTCACTGCACCACTAGCGTTCACCGAGCAATCCCCACTGGATTGAATCGAGACCTTACCACTTGCCACCACTTTCGTATCCTGGGTCGTTGTGATCGTGATGGTTCCTGAATTAAGCACCACGCTTGAGCCATCGGGTTGACTCACCGTGATCTTCTCAGAGCCTTGAGTCTCATCGACTAAAATCTTTTGACCACTCTTAAACACCCATCCCCGCACCTGAGGTCCTTGATCCCCGTAGCCTGAAATAAAATCCTGTGGCAACTCCCCCTGAGCCCAATACCCGCCCGTGTAGCGCGGGAAATTAATATCCCCGTTTTCAAAAAACACATCCACAATCTCGCCCACATAAGGCGGCATGAACTGACCTACGCCCGCTCCCGCAAACGGCATTCCAGCCGGGTCACACCAATTCTCAAGCACCTCTCCTTCCCTCAGAATGGAAGGCAGAGAAATCTTAATCCTCCCCCGCTGCTCCGGGTCGTTCGTGTCCTCCACCTTCCCCGGATAAACGGAATAGTATTTCCCGTAAAACTCTAAGCCCAGGTGCTTGACGTTGGTTAAAAACTCAATGAACTGGTTGATCAAGAAATGACTCCACTCGTGGTTGATGCTTTTTGGTTCGATGAGGAGGGGTTTTTCGTCTCATTGGGGGACACTTTATCCTGCACCGCATCCACCCCTTTACTAATCAAAGGAACAATCCCAAACGTCGTTGCAAGCGAAAGTTTCGTGGTGACACCGTCAGCTCCAAAATCATGGGTCACCTCCAGTAAATCATACTTACCACTTAAGATTTTAACCCCCGAGACCTCCACATGAATCGGAATTCCGGGTTTTAAATCCACAATGCCTACCGTTGTGATCTCATAGGTGAGAGCCTTATCCGTGAATTGATTAAAAATCCCCTCAAAGGTTTCCACCACACTCGTTCCAAAGCTTGCTCCTCGGTGTGGCAGCGTGACGTTATGGTACTGATCATTGCCCTCAAGGTTCGCACCCACGCCTGTTTTATTGCGTGAGACGAGCTCTTGATTCGTCTTCGGTGGGATTGTTTCAGGGTTTGAGGAGGCTTCTGATTTCTCCTTCTTGCTTCGATCATAGGCAAACACCTGCTTGAGCATTTGCCCATTCATATAATTCACGAGAGAAGTCTGCATGTCCAAAATCGGATAGCGCCCTTCGTTCGGATTAATCTGTCCCCAGAGCACGAGCGTGATTCCACTCCCATCGCGGGTACTCATGTAATTCTTACTCACCAGCTCATAAGTGGGCGGATCGTCTTTGGATTGGGTGGGAAACTCATGGAGATAGGCATTGGATTTGAGCAAAATTTTCTTCAGCTCTGCCAAGTGCGTCCCTGATGAAACCATCGTTTCAGTCTTCTCCAGAGCCGCAGCCAAGTGCGAGTCATCCGCATGGGTGATGATGCGTGCATCAGTGCCCACATAGCTTTGAATCAAATCCATTCGTTTGGATTGAGTGACAGCCTTATTGAAACTCTTATCCCCACGCTCAAAGAGCATCCCTACACCCGAGAGCTTAATGGTGATGCCTTCTTCCGAAATATTGATCTCTGGAACGAGTAAAATTGCCTTAAAAAAGGCTGATGATCTGCCGCCGTAGTGAATCTGCAGGTTCATCGTGTTAAAATTAATCTTTGATAACGCCTCAGCCGCCAAATCTGGGCTTTTCGTGGATTGATCGCTACTCGGTAAAGAGCCCCCAAAACCCATCCCTATGGGGGAGTTTTTTAACTGCAAAAGGGAGACGGCTTTATCAAAAGTTGGGTTTAAATTTACGGTAATTTCTAGGAATTTTAAAAGCGAGAGTTTAACGGAAACTGAGTTAATAAAGTGAGCCGAACGGAATTTTGAGTCATACGTTGAACCCGGATAAAACAAATCCGAGAGGCTCATGACTTGGCCATCGGAGGTTTTGAAATAAAGCTCAACTGAGCCACCGTAAAGATCAATCATCAGCCGCCCGCAGCCTTCACTTTCAACTGAGCCGAAGTGTTCTCGCCTGCTTTATCAGAGGTCACTTTCACTTCCATTTTCTTAATCGAGTTAGCTGCCATCTTACTGAGGAACTCATTGTTCTGCTCGGCTAAATCGTTTTGCCTCTGAAGCAGCAAGATGATTCCGGCTGAGGAGTCCTTTTGAGTGGAATTCAATTCCGTGATCGCTCGAAGCTGAGATTGCCGATCCATGAAAGCAGGGTCTTTTACCCCACCCGATGAGAGGTTCTCAGGTAACTCCTGAGGAGCCATCGGTACAATCGGACGATTCATGAGGGTTTGCTTGGTTTTAATATCAACGACGTTATTCTTCGGATCTGGTGTGCCTAAAGCTCGTTGATCCACAATCGGAGTGCTCTGTGCCGGTTGATTCTTCTTTTCAGGATTTTCTTTTGCCGATGGAAAAAGTTTGTCCTTAATCCATCCAGCAGCACCCATGCTGATGTTATCTATGATATTCCAGATAGATTTAAGAAGAATATCCATCGCTCCAGTGCCTTCTTGAAACGCTTTAATGATGCCAGTGACCACATCATATAAAAGAAAAACAGAACCAAAGATCCGTCCGATGAATTTCCCAAACTTAAAAACCGCAGCAAAAATAGGATTCTCAAAGACCCATTTAAACTTAGAACCCACGGATAAGATCATCTCACCGAACTTACCCACACCTTCCATGACCTTACCCATGAAGGAGCCTAGTTTGCCCATGATGTTTCCAATGAAACCAAACCTCTCGCTCACGGCACCAACTATTTTTCCTACTCGCCCAAAAATCTCACCCAACCACTCACTGGCCTTAGCCACGGGCTTAAACGTTTTTGAGTACTCCCACATTTTAGAGATCAGGGTTTGAAAAAACCCCGATGTGGCCTGAACGATTTTAAGATCCTTAAAAAGACTGACAACTTTCGCGAGAGGCGAGACAAAACCCATTAAAGCGCCCGCTACCAATCCGAGAGGAGCCAGAAGGACTGAAAACAAATCACTCCAAA